CACACTGGTTGTGCGCATACACATGGAGCACGTTTCGTATCCGCACATTGCTCAGGGCATATCGCTCCTGGAGCGTTACTATACGCCGGTCGGCGTAGGCATTGACAACGGAGGTAACGGCCTCGCAGTCGTCCAGGAACTCCTGACGCTCGACAAGTATCGGCCTCTGCAGCTTGAGGGACGCTTGCGGGGATACGACTTCGGCGGGATGACGACGCTTGCCGTGCGGGACGGTCGAGAGGTTCGTAAGCGCACCAAGGAGCTCATGACCACTCTCGTCAACGGCGCGCTGCAGAGGCGTCAAATGATCCTGCCTGTGGACGACTCGGAGATAGAAGACCAGTTCACGACGCACACCTACACGCTCTCAAACGGCAACATCATCTACTCCAAGGGCAATGACCACATCATCGACGCGGCGCGCTGTGCGATGCTGGCCCACGAGCAGGCGACCCTGGATACGGTGGGTGAGGAGATGGTGTCGGTGACGCCGGTACTGACGAACCCGATTTTCATCTGACGCGCCAGGCCGCGATCCTCGCGGCAAACTCGACAGGCGGCTCGTTAGTCGCGGCAGGAGACACTCGCGCAGTGCGCGCGAACGTGGCGCGAACAGGCGCTAACCCGACAGGAGGTCCTGATTGAACAACACCAACTCGGAAGCTCAAGAGTCCATGGAACAGAACGCTGCATACGGAATAGTGATCCCCGCGCTGGCGGCCGCCGCCGCGCTCGACTCATCCACGTTCAGCAGCATCAATGCCAACGACGCGATCCCCGCGAATTGGGATGACCGGGCCAGGAAAGCCTGGGAGTATTACGTCGAGGAGCCGCTGGTGAAGAACTGCGTGAACTCCTGGCGCACCTTCGCCGTGGGAGACGAGATCAAGATCACGAGCGACGATGACGCAGTCAAGAGCGAAGCCAATGAGCTTGCCGACCGCCTCGGTGTCTCCGAGTTCGTGAAAGACATGATCCTCCAGCTTCTGGTCAAGGGCGATGCTGTCGGGTTCAAACGCTACACCAAAGACGGCAAGGACATCGAGGAAGTCACCTGCGTCAATCCGGTCTCCGTGAAGGTGAAATACGCGCAGGGACAGCTCATCGAAGTTCGGCAGTATCCTGAAGACAGTCCAACGGCCGGAGAGGGACTTGAGCTGCCGGTCGAACAGACGCTGCACCTGAAGTGGGATGCTCCCGAGTTCTCGCCACGCGGCAACTCGCTCGTGCTGCCCGCGTTTCAGTCCATCGAACTGCTCCGGGATTACCGGCGCGCCGAACAAGCCATAGCCAAACGCTGGGCTACACCATTCCGGCTGCTCAAGGTCGGAGGCGCGTTCGGTCAGAAGATGGTGATGCCCGACCAGAAGATGCTTGAGCAGGTCCGCGATATGATCAACAAGATGGACATGAAGAGTGGCCTGGTTGTGCCCTTCTACGTGACTGTCGAAACCCATGGTACGGAAGGCCAGGTCCTCAACGTCGAGGACAAGGTCAAAGAGGTCAAGGAAGACATCGTCGTTGCGCTGGGGCTATCGCGTTCTCTTGTCACAGGCGACGGTCCCAACTTCGCAACAGCGTCGGTGAGCATGCAGAAGATGCTCATCATGATCCGTGAGATAAAGCACGCCGCGCGCACCATCCTCGAATGGATATGCGACGACTGGCTTGAACTCTCCGGGCACGCGGGCAAGAACATACAGTTCCTCTTCAACGACCTCGACCCGACCGATGCGGTTGATTTCAAGAAGCTCCTCATAGAGCTATACGACCGCAAGCTCATAAGCCGCTCGTCCCTCCAGCTCAAGATGGACCTCGACCCGGATATCGAGGAGGCCAACCGGCAGAACGAAGGCAAGTCCATCGATCTGCTCGATGAGAAACAGGTCAAACCCATCGTCGATATGGTCGTGGCCGGAATCATGAGTGTCGAGACCGCTCAAGAAATGCTTGGTCTTGACCCGGCGAAGAACCCGGCAGGTTCCAGGTCGGAGGCAGCGTGGGCCGGGTTGTTCACACACGGCGACCACAGCGGCGAGGTCTGTGACTCCTGCGCTTACTTCGGCGAGGAGAACAACCGCTGCGGTGTCACGCAGGCCGAGGTCACCTTTGATTCTACGGCGTGTCGCTTCCTCCAGCACAGGAAGGTCGAGAGCAAGTGAATCTGTCCTCCCCGGTGATGTGCGCAGTTGCGGACCTCGATTGGCAGGCCAAAGCAATCCGTCAGGCGACGGACAAGAGCATTATGGCTCGCGACCTCTATGCCGAGCAGGTGGTCTACCAGCTCACGCATTCGCTCAAGTCGGCTGAAAAGCAAGTACGTTCGGCGCTTGGGAACTACCGGAGCATCGGCTCGCTGCCTGACAACAAGCTTGCCGCTCTGAAAGGTCTGGAGAAGCTGGACGCCGAGATCCGGGACGTGATGAAGGCGCTGCGCAAGGATCAGACCTTGATGTTTCGCCGGGGTTCCGAAGCGGCTTTCAGGACGGGCGTATATCGAGGCATTGAGGAGTTCGCCGTCGCGCAGATGCCGTTCTACAAAGACCTGACTCCAGACGGGATAGACAAGCTCACCACATCTGTATTCACCCTTATCGATACAGACGCGCTCGACTTCATGGCTAACTACAACCTCGTGCTTGCGGGCGACGTCCATCGCGAACTCGCGGACGGCATCAAGCGCACCATTCTCTCAGGCGTCGCCACAGGCAGAGGCGCGGGTGACATAGTGCGCGACCTCGGGTCGGTGATTGAGGACAAGGAATCGTTCCGCCACGCCGGGAGTAAGGTGTTCTCCAAAGCGCAGTACCGGATGGAGATGATAGCACGCACCGAGGTCCTGCGCGCGCACAACCAGGGCCGCATCAAGTTCCATCAGCAGGTAGGAGTCAGCAGGCTCGAATGGATGACCATGGAGGATGAGCGCACGTGCCCGGTCTGTGGTGGGCTTGACGGCAAGGTATTCGACACCGACCACTTTCCGAACCAGCCCGCGCATCCCAACTGCCGGTGCACGAGCGTTGTCGCGTGGCCGTTGGTCATCTGCGGCGGTGAACTCGGGGCGACTGCCGCTGCGGGTCAGAGCGCATGCATCCTCCCGCCGCAGGCAATACATGACCAGGCAAAGCAGCAGGCCGAGGAAGAGAAGAAACTCAAGGGCGCATTTGGGTCCGGTCAGATCGCGGACCTGTCGGGGCTTACGGTGAAGCAACTCCAGACTCTCGCCAAGCAGAACGGCATTGGGGTTGCCCGCACCAAGACCGACTTCATCAAACTGCTTGACGCGGCAGAGCCGGGGATCGGCCATGCGGACCTCTCCGGCGCGGCGTTGCAGGCAAAGATCAAGCAATTCAATATCGCGGCGCTGCGTAGCAAAGACGACCTCACGAAACTGCTCGCCGAGAAGCAGGCCGTCATCAAGCAGGCGAAGGCCCTGGAGGAAGCCGCGAAGAGCGCAGCGCCTCAGACCGATCTCTCCAGTCTTACCGTGACTCAGCTCAAGGACATGGCCAAGCAGCACGGCGTGTCTCTGAACCTCACGAAGTCCGATGTCATCGAGATGCTGGACGCGCTTGAGCCGCACATAGACCATTACAACTATTCCGGCAAGACCCTGATCGCCGCCAAGCAGAAATTCGGGATTCCTCCGCTCAAGAACAAAGAGCAGCTCGTGAAAGCCCTGGAGAAAGCGGCGGGCAAGCAGATGGCTGATCAGGTCAAGCAGCAGGCTCTAGACGTGGCGAAGACCGAGGCTCTGAAGAAAGCCGAGCTTGCCATAAAGGATGCCACAGCGCAGGTGGTGTTGCCGTCGTCTCCCGCGCAGTATCCATCGTTCCTCGATTCGGTGAAAGCCGCCGAAGGTGAGCTTGCCAAGGACTCAGGGCTGCCCGCGTCGGTTCTTCAAGAGCACGCAAAGGAAGTCGCCGTGAAGAAGCTGGCGTTCCAGCAACAGGTTGCGGCGATGAAGTCCGGGGAACTCAAAGACCTCGCGAAGCAGACCAAGGTCACACACTGGCAGTGGGCCACGAAAGATGAACTGACAACTCTGTTCAGCGAAACCGATCCGGGCAAGATCGGGGCGGCCAAAGCAGGCATCGAGGCAAAGCATGCCAAGTGGGCCGAGAAGCATCTGGGGAAGTCCGGCAAGCCTACGGTGAAGCAGCCAAGCCCGCCGCCGACTCATCCCGTCGTTGAACACATAACACCGGCGGTCCCCGCATTCACGAAGAAAGGATCGGAGTTTGACAGCGCCGATACCGCCTGGGCAGAGCACGGCAAGCCTGAGAAGTTCAAGTATGAAGGCAAGGCCAAAGTCGGCGGGGCTCACGAGAAGGAGTTCTGGATTGACGAGAACGGCAACAAGTGGCTGTTCAAACCGGTCGGCAAAGCATCGGATGACTTCATAGCCCACGGTGAGGAGGCCGCTTACAAGTTGGGCAGACTCATCGACCCTGACGCGGTGGAGGTCAGGACGATACGCCTGAACGGCCGCACCGGCTCGATCCAGAAGTGGCGCACTGACCTCGCTGCCAAGTACGACTTCTCCAGCTTTGATGTGGCCGATCTCACTGCTGACGAGATAGCGCAGGTCCAGCGCGAGCACGTCCTTGACTGGCTCATCTCCAACCACGACGGCCACTCCAAGCAGTTCCTCCGGGCGAAATCCGGCAAGGTCTATGGCATCGACAAGGGACAGCTATTCAAGTTTCTCGGTTCGGACAAGCTTTCCGTCGACTATCACCCCAATGGAGTCTGCGGGGAACAGGAGCCGTTCTACAACACGCTCTTCCGCGCGGCGAAGCAGGGCAAGGTGACGGTCGACCCGTCCACCACTCTGCGCTACATTCGCGAAGTGGAG